AGAGTGTATTTCTAAAAGAGGTAAAGAATGGTAGGAGTAATCCATTTGGAAAGAGTGAGTACTTAGAAGCTTTACTTTACCTGTCCACCATTGTTAACAAGCAAACTAATATTGTGTTAGAGAACCACATCAACTTTATGAAGTGGATCAAAGCCCAAGTTCTTACTTGCGAGGACACTTTAAAGTGGGAGACACCATTCGGAATTGAGATTCAACAACACATCTACGAGACCGTACAGATTGGATTGTTCTCTGTGTTAGGAATGGAAAAGACTACACTTAACTATCGAAAGAACACAGATAAAGTTGATCCTAAAAGACAAGCTAAAGCAGTGGTTGCCAACTACATACACAGTATTGATGCAAGTGTCGTACATTTTTTAGCTTGCAAATCTGATTACGATATAACAACTATACATGACTGCTTTGCTACGCACAGTACACACGCACCGAAGATGCACAAAGATTTAAGAGAGATTTACCACGAGATATTTAATCAAGACCTCACAGGAAAGTTCAAGAGTGAGTTATTGAATCAATCAGGGAACACCGAAGTGACAGACAGCTTTGAACTTGGCACATTAGATGTGTCGGCACTAAACGACTGCACTTATATGTTCTCTTAATTAACAAAACACATAGAAGGAGAGATAAGATGGCGATTAAAGCTAGAACAAGACACCCACAAACAGTGACACCAGTAGGTACAGCTAAGTATCCACATGTTAACACACCTAACACTAGGTTTAACGATGAAGGTGAGTACAGTTGTGATATAATAATAACAAAGGAAGAAGCAGATGCTTTGAACCTACAATTCCAACCTTTATTCGATGCTGAATATCAAGCTAAGTTAGAGGAGTTAGGAAAGAAAAAGTTAAAACTATCTGATTCACCTGTGCGTGAAGATGATGAAGGTAACTGGGTAGTCAAAGCAAAACTAAAGAATGTACTTCCTGGTACTTATAAGAACGGTGACCCAAGAGCTGCAAAGTCTATTGCTTTGTATGATTCACAAGGTGAACCTTTAAAGGATACATTGGTAAGAGGTGGATCAAAGGTTAAGTTAGCAGTGCGTCCAAGGTTTTGGTATGTCGCATCGACTGGGTTTGGTATGAGCCTTGATTTGTTAGCAGTCCAAGTCATCGAGTTAGGAGATGGTGGTCTCAGTGATAAAGCAGCTGAAAGCTTTGGGTTTACTGAAGTTGAAGGCGGCTATGTTAACGGAGGTGAATCACTCGAAAAAGCACTCGATGCCGAAGAAGAAGAAGAAGACATCATTAAGGCAGACTTTTAGGTCGGGCTTTGAAGAGAGAATAGCAAACCAACTTAAAAGGTGTGGGGTCTGCTACTCTTACGAGTCGTTAGTCATTGAGTACGAGAGACTTAGTACCTATACTCCTGACTTTATCTTACCTAATGGAATCATTATTGAAACTAAAGGTAGGTGGGTCACGGAGGACAGGTCTAAACATCTGTTAATCAAACAACAACATCCTGATTTAGATATTAGGTTGTTATTTCAAAACGCATACAACAAGATTCGTAAGGGTAGCAAGACTACCTATGCCATGTGGTGTGAAAAGAAAGGAATATTATATGCACATAAACAAATACCAAAGTCATGGCTTTCACTAGAACGCATCAGCAGTGTGCAAAGTGTGGATCGAGTGACGCTCTTGCGGTCAACGATGACGGAAGCACAAAATGTTTCAGCTGTGATTCATACAGTCGAGGCAGACAACAAACTATGACAATACCTACAACTAATAACGACACCTCATTTATCACAGGTAAAGCACAGGAGATAGCTAGGAGGAACTTAACTAAGGAGACTTGTCAGAAGTGGGGCTATCAGATTGGTACACACAACGGAGAACCAGTTCACATAGCTAACTACAAGAGTAGGAACGGAGCACTTGTCGCACAGAAACTACGATTCGCTAACAAAACTTTCTCAATCAAAGGAGAGCTGTATGGCTTATACGGACAGCACCTTTGGAGTAGTGGTGGAAGAAGAGTAGTAGTGTGTGAAGGTGAGATTGATGCACTATCTGTAAGCCAAGCATTCGGTAACAAGTGGGCTGTTGTATCTGTACCTAACGGAGCAGGTGGAGCAAAGAAGTATGTATCACAAGCTATCGATTGGTTGGAGTCCTTTGAGAAGGTAATCTTCTGCTTTGATAATGATGATCCAGGAAGAGATGGAGCAGCAAAATGTGCTGCACTATTGACACCAGGAAAAGCACACATTGCAGAGTTACCTCTTAAAGATGCTAACGATATGTTAGTGGCAAAGCGTAGCGAGGAGTTGGTGACAGCTTTATGGCAAGCTAGAGAGTATAGACCTGATGGGATAGTTAGTGGTGAGGACATATGGCAAGCTGTTATAAAGGAGGACACCTCTGAATGTCAGCCCTATCCATATGCTTCACTAAACACTATGACACATGGACTGAGGAGAGGGGAGTTGGTGACACTTTGTGCTGGATCAGGGATAGGTAAGTCCTTGTTCTGTCGTGAAGTATGTCACCATCTCCTTGGACTNGGAGAGACAGTAGGTTATATAGCACTGGAAGAATCAGTCAGACGAACTGCACTTGGTATCATGGGTATCCATCTTAACAAACCGTTACACCTTGAGAATGATTTGAAGGAGGAGGAGTTACGCAAAGCATTCGATGAGACAATGGGCAACAAGAACTTCTATACCTATGACCACTTCGGAAGTACGGAGAGTGATAACCTGTTAAGTAAGATCAAGTACCTGTGCAAAGGATTAGGTTGCAAGTGGATATTCCTTGACCATCTATCTATTGTGGTTAGTGGTATCCAAGGTGATGATGAACGAAGATTAATTGATAACACGATGACACAACTTAGAAGCTTAGTGGAAGAGACAGGATGTGGAATGGTGTTAGTGTCTCACCTTAGAAGACCACCGAATGGTGGAGGACATGAAGAGGGTGGAGTCACTAGGTTATCAGACTTGAGAGGTAGTCATTCGATACCACAACTCAGTGATATGGTAATAGGATTGGAGAGAAATCAACAAAAAGAAAACAATAACGAAACAAAAGTAAGAGTCTTAAAGAATAGATTCTCAGGTGAGACTGGGCTTGCTACTACCTTGTTATATGATCAAGACAGTGGCAGGTACACGGAAGATGAGAATGTATTCAAAGATAAAACAACAACAACCAACGGTAACGATCCGTTTTAATAATATGAAAACCAAATTAACAGAGGAGTTTTCTTTTGAAGCTGCTCATCGAATAAGAAACAAAAGACAAGAATACGGAGAACTGCACGGACACTCCCACAAAGTATATGTAACTATAAGTGGAGAACCTGACCCAGAAGTAGGATGGTTGATAGACCAACAGGAGTTTAGAGATATTGTTGGTAGATTAATAAAAAGATTAGACCATAGGTATCTAAATGAAATCATGGAACAGACTACCGCAGAAAGTATAGCTCTGTATTTGTTCAAGGAGATAGGAAAGAACCTAACATTTAATCATCTTACTTTAGATTCTGTAAAAGTCTGTAAGACAACAACGCAAGCGGAGGTATCGGCATGGAAGTAAGATTAGTTTACCTAGCTGGAGCAATCTATGAGATGGATGATACCTGTGTGCGGTGGAGAAAGGCTGCAAATACTATCTTACGCAAAAAAGGTATAATGAGTATTAAGCCTACAGATGCTGATTACAGAGGGAAAGAGAGTATCGCTGGAATGCCGAAGGAAATAGTAGAGAGGGATAAAAGGGATATAGTTTCTTGCGACACAATCCTAGCAAAGTGCGATCAACCTTCTTGGGGTACAGCAATGGAAATTATGTTTGCATGGAGTTTGCGTAAACAAATTATTGTGGTCACTAGTTCTATGTCTCCTTGGATTAGGTATCATGCAGACTATGTATTTCCTACACTCGATGAAGCACTTAACGCAATGGAGTACCCTGAATTTAACCCTGGTGTTACGCAATGATACACTATCACGGAATGTCAGGAGCAGGGACTATACAAGACATGGTTAATCTTTCAAAAGGTAGGCATTGTTTTGTTAGCTACGCATCTCGTTCCAAGTTATCTTTGTTTGCTTCCATATGCTCGTCCTTTGCTTTAGACAATGGTGCGTTCACAGTCTGGAAACAAGGTAAGCATTTCGATATGAGTGGTTACACTGACTTCGTTACCGAGTGGATGCAACACCCAGCGTTTGATTGGGCAGTGATGCCTGATGTTATTGACGGATCAGAGGAAGAGAACGATGCTTTACTAGATGAGTGGACACTGCCTAAGCATATAGGAGTACCTGTTTATCATATGCATGAATCTTTCGAGCGATTAGAACGGTTAATAAATAACTACGATTACATATGTCTTGGATCAAGCGGTGATTATTCACATCCTAACTCTAAGATATGGTGGTCAAGAATGAATAAAATAATGGATGTAGCTACTGATGATTTAGGTAAAGCAAAAGTTAGAATGCATGGGTTGAGGATGTTAAACACAAGAGTGTTTAGTAAACTTCCTTTAAAAAGTGCAGACTCTACTAACGCAGAAAGAAACGGTTTATTAGTGGAACGCTTTGGTATGTATCCACCTCCCACAAGAGGACAACGAGCTGTGGTAATAGCGGATCGTGTAGAAAACGAACAAAGTGCATCAACATGGATGACACAAAAACAATTAGAATTAACATTATGAAAATACTATTCTTTGATATAGAAACAAACGGCATTGAGGACTTTACTAATCTGAGCGACCTCAAGGTCTGTCATTGCTTGTCGATCTACGATCCAATAGCAGGTAAGATGATTACCTTTAGTGGTGATGGTATAAAGGAAGGAACAAGGATGTTAGCAAAAGCTGACAAGATCATCGGACATAACATCGTAGGTTTTGACCTACCTGTGTTAGCTAAGTTGTATGACTTCTATCCTCCGTTAGTTCAAGTACAAGATACACTGGTAATGAGTAGGTGTATATACCCTGACCTTAGAGAGGACGACTTCAAACGAAAGGACTTTGATCCTAAGATGATTGGTAGTCACAGCTTGAAAGCTTGGGGACACAGGATGGGTAAGATGTTAAAGCTTACTTACGGAGAAAACGAAGATGCTTGGGACAGCTACAATGATGAGATGAAGAAGTACTGTGAACGAGATGTCCTTGTTACCAAGACCTTGTACGAACACTTCCTTAGTAAAGAACCTAGTAAGAAGATGGTAGACATAGAACATTGGTTCGCTTACATCATACGCTTACAGGAAAGCAAAGGGTTTGGATTTGATATCGCAGCAGCAGAAGTGCTAGAACAAAAGTTGATCCTGTTAAGAGCAAAGCTACAAGATAAATTACAAGCTATGTTTGAACCTACCGTTAAGAAGATGAAGACTCCGAAGGGATATAGTTTAACTATTGAACACATGGATGGAGTGGAAGTAATCAATGCACCTACCAAAGCTAAGTTAAAAGAGATACTAAAAGAAAGAGGTATGGTACAGAACTTAGTTAACAAAGCTGAAGCACTTGATGTAAAGGAGGAGATCATACCTTTCAATCCTGGCAGCAGGAAGCAGATCAAAGAACGCTTTGAAGAATTAGGATATGAGATACCTGTCAGTGAAGACGGTAAGACTATAAAGGTGGATGAACCTACTCTTAAAAAGATAAACCACCCAGCTGCCAAGCTTCTGCTAGAGTATCTGTTAGTCGTAAAAAGACTAGGAGCTTTGGCTGAAGGCGAGAATGGGTGGCTTAAATTAGTTAAAGATAAGAGACTACACGGACGAGTCAATACAAACGGTGCAGTCACAGGTAGATGTACACATTCCAAACCTAACTTAGCACAAGTACCTGCTACAAGAGCAGAATACGGTGAGGAGTGTAGAAGTTTATTCATCCCACTTAACGGTAATGTATTAGTAGGTGTTGACGCTAGTGGGTTAGAGTTAAGAATGCTGGCACACTACCTAGCTATTTGGGATGGTGGTGAGTACGCTAGGAATATATTAGAGGGTGACATCCACACAGTTAATCAACAAGCTGCTAAGTTAGAGACGAGAGACCAAGCTAAGACATTCATCTATGGATTCTTATACGGTGCAGGTGACGCAAAGATTGGACAGATAGTGGAAGGTTCAGCAAGAGAAGGAGCAATCTTAAAGAAGAAGTTCCTGTCTAACTTACCTGCGTTAAAGATATTGAAGCTAAAGATAGAGGAGAAAGTCAGACGATCTGCTTGTTTAACAGGACTAGATGGTAGAGTATTACCTGTCAGATCAGAACACGCTGCACTTAATATGTTACTTCAATCAGCAGGTGCTGTGGTTATGAAGGTAGCACTGATAAAGTTACACAACAAACTACAGCAGTTAGGATGGCAACACGGTAGGGAATATTCTTTTGTTGGTAATATCCACGATGAGTTCCAAGCTGAAGTTAAACCTGACCTAGCTGAGACATACGGAGAGTTAGCAATCAAAGCAATCCAAGCAGCAGGTAAAGACTTAAAGTTGAACTGTCCTATGGATGGTGAGTATAAGATAGGTAAGTCATGGGCAGAGACACACTAGAGCTTGAACACGATTACTACTTGAAGGTTGCCGAATTGTACGATACAGTTGACCTAACATTTCCTATGCCCTCATCAAACACACAACGAATAGGAGCGATAGCAGAGTCGAGGTTTATAACAGAGTGTTTAGAAAGAAACTTTGAACCGCACCTACCTACCACACCCATGCCTTGGGACTTTATTGTTACTTGTCCAGCAGGTACTTTAAAAGTTCAGATCAAAGCTTCAAGCAGGAAGTCATCTGTTAATACATACTGTATAAATAGTGGGACAGGATGTAAGAGTAAGGATACTATGTGTGAAACAATAGATGTTGTCGGGTGTTATATTATACCTGAGCAAACTTGGTGGATGATACCGAGAAAAGAAATAAAAGGAGTAACACTAAAGTTAAACATCCTACCAGATAGTAAATCAAAATATAAAAAATACCAAGAGAACTGGAGCATATTCTATGAGTAAAACAACCATACTAATTGACGCAGATGTATTAGCATTTGAATCGTCAATCATAGCACAAGAAAATATACAATGGGAAGAAGAGCTTTGGACTGTACACGCAGACATGACAGTAGCAAAGGAACGAGTCATTGGAAGGATAGAACAATTCAAAGACTTACTCAAAGCTGATGAAGTAGTGTTAGCGTTAAGTGACAGAGCAAACTTCAGAAGGAAACTATTCCCTGAGTACAAGTCTAACAGAAGGAAGTCAGTNNTACCTNTCATCTTAAAACCTATGAAGGAATGGATGATCAATGAACTAGACGCACAACTGTGGGCTAACATAGAAGCAGANGATATANTAAGTATCCTTGCTACTGAAAGACCTAACAGACAAGACAAGCGAGTAATAGTATCTATAGACAAGGACTTCAAAGGAGTACCAGGAATATTCTATGACTATAACAAAAAAGAATATCACGAACCTACAGAACAAGAAGCAGATAACTTCCACTTGATACAGACATTGATGGGGGATTCTACAGATGGATTCAGTGGAGTCAAAGGAGTTGGTCCTGTTGCAGCTGAGAGATGGTTGAATGATAACGGATACACTTGGGAATCTGTTGTTGCTTTGTATGAGAAGAAGGGACAAACAGAACAGGATGCTTTAACAAATGCTTGGATGGCAAGACTACTAAGAAAAGAACAATACAATAAAAAACAAAAACAAATAACAAAATTATGGACACCGAAGAACTACCAAACCACGGACAAAAGGAGAATTACATCACAGGTGCACAGCGTGACAGGGCTACTGGACGAGGACGATTCAGCCTTATTCCTCCAATCGCCCTTCGATCCCTTGCCAAACGATTTGAAGACGGAGGCAGACTCTACGGAGACAACAACTGGCACAACGGATTCCCATTAAGTAGATTAATAGATAGTATGAATAGACATCTGTTAGCGTTGAATGAAGGAGATGACAAGGAAGATCACGCAGGTGCTATACTGTGGAATGCCAGTGCTTTCCTGTGGACCGAGGATCAAATTAATAAAGGTAACTTACCTCAAGAACTAGATGACAGGAGTTATATAAACAAATGA